ATCGAGGCCAACCATCCATGCCGGGAGTAAGTATGAGGCAAACTCCGACTTTGTGTGTCTTGGCGGCATGTTGATGATCAGACGTTTAATTTTCCCGCTAGCGAGATCATTAAATTTTTTATTAATTTTTTTATGATGAGAACCCTCAATAAATTCTGGCCAAACATATTTAACAAAACTTAAAAAGTCTTTTTTAATTACTGGTCTGGCTTTATCTAATGCTACGCTTTTTTCTAGTTCTAAAAGTCGTGCTTTCTCTTCTGTGGTCAATCCTGAAAAATTTTCCATAAAATTTTTTATAATAAATTTTTTATAACCCAATTTTGAAAGTTAGTCTATAAGAGTCTAAATCTTACATATATGTGTACGTTTGGGACCCCTTTGTGTGCTTAGGGTGGGCCCTCCCTAAATTTTCAAGCAAAAAATCAATATGTTGTGGTACCTCTATCGAAACACACTATGCAAAAAATGCAATGCAGTTTTTGCATACCCTTATGGGATTTTCTGGGCTAGGGGATTAGCCTCACCCCCTAGCCCAAGTAGGATTAATCAAAGCGGTAATTCACTTTGACTATTTTCCTGCGCAGTTTTTATTTCATCTTTAAGTATTAATGGTTTGTCTTTTGGTTTCTGCCAAAAGTGTTCCATATTAACTAGATGATATAAAATATTTTCATTTTCATTTAGACAGTCTAAAGCAACCATTTTTGCGAAAGCTTTTTCCTCATCTAAATTTGCAAACTTAACACTCCAACTGTCGTTGAAAGTGTTAAATTTTTGTTGTTCAAGTATTACGTATTTTTTAGTCATGTTATATCACTCCAAGTATTGTTAAAATTATGTAGCCATAAAGTAATATAGCTACATTGATAAAAGCAACTGTCCAACTCATAGTTTTATACTCCAACTATCTGACGCAGTTCTGTATCCGTCTTGGTCAATATCAAAATAAGTCATTAACATTCGACCATTTTTTGATATCCAATATCTGCATTTATCTGTCCATAATGCATTTCTTGTGATTGTTTTCCTATCACTTGCTGAATAGTAAGTGATTTGAAAAGGTTTATTATTTATCATTTATTCCTACTTTCTATAACCTTTTTGGTTATGGGATTAGATTACACTAATCCCATAACGATTGCAAGAAATTAATTACTTCTTCCAGAAGTTATTTTTTGCTGTTGCATATATGCAACACGTTCAGCTATCTTTTGCTCTCTCGTTTTTTCAGTATTTTTCATACCCTTGATACGTTCAGCAAGATTTTTTGGATTGTAGATAACAAGTCCTGTTGAGTTAGTTCTGATTATCTCATGGTCAGTAATATTTAAACCAAGTTCTGTTGCAAGTTCTATTGCCTCATCTAAATATTTATAACCTTTAAGTCCAAGCTTGATTTCTCTCATTTGTTTTAAGATACTTTCAATCCACTTATAATGTGCCAAAACAAATTGAGATTTTTGTTTTTTCCAATTTATTAAAAACATAAACTCTTGTTCAGTACAAGCAATAGAACGATCTCGGCAATAATCTCTGCCAATTAAATCAAGTTGATATTTTTCGTTCCACTGTCGACCATACTTGGTTTCATTATCTCGACCACCATTTGTGCCAAGATATTTTTCGTTGTTCTCAACAAACTTTCTTTTGTGGGGGTTATCATCTTTATTAGCTTGTTCAATTAAGATGTCCGCGTTGCAGTCGTCTTGCGCGTTGATTTCATCTCGATATAAAGCAAAACTATAAGCACTATCACTATTAGAAGAATAATTACTTTCAGTATCAATGTCGCCATTTAATCTAAAATCAAAATGTTTTTCGATTGGTACATTTTCTTCAATAGTTTTTTCGCCATTGTAGTTTGTTTTTTCTTTTGTTCCAAGATAATGAAAATGGAAACAACTATCTTTTGCAATAGTAGAAACATTTTCAAATTTATTTTGAAGATAATAAGCTTTCTCTACATCTTCTTCTGTGTAGTGTCGTCTTACTATTTTTTCTGCAACTGACCAAGCTTTGTCATTAATGTCAATTTGATCTGTTTTCAGTTTGTCATACCTTCTTTTTTCTTGGGTGTCCTCTTGTTGCAAGTGAACTTTTATTCTGTTTGCAACTTTATTTCGGTACTCATTATTAAGTCTTATTCTTGCCATTTGTCCTCTCTTTCTTTTTTATTGGTTAATTTAAAATAAAACATAATTTCTTATAAACTATCTTGACATTATTGTAAAGGGATATTATATTAAATTATGTTAATTTATAAAAACTTTAACTAAACATTAAAGCATTGGCTAGAGAGGTAGTTCTAGTGCAGAATACTCTAGCCAAGCAGAAAGGACAGAAAATGGCACTAAAATATTGCCAAAGTCATAAGTGCCATACTTATGACACAAAGGACAGGAAACGAGGTTCCAAAGGAAATCGAACAAATCAAACTAGAAGAAGAAGTGATCTCTATTATGGTGGTGGAAACTTTTGCTCATTGAATTGTTATAATGATTGGGCAGAAGATTTTATAAATAGAGCCATAGATAGTGTTTCTGGTAGAATTGTTGAACCTAAAATACTGACAGAAGAAAATGCGTGGCGAAAAACAAGGCGCCATAATTGGAATGATGTTGGTGGTTATTCAACGACTTACTTTTGGTCTAATATGGTTTCAAATAGAGATATTGAAATCACAAAAGAAGAATTTGAAAACCAATCACAACCTAATTTATAGTTTCATCTGTCCTTGATGAACAACCCTAGATTGTATTGTCTAAACTACAATCTAGGGTTGAATTTTTTTATTTTTTTTTGGGTGGGCCCGCCCATAGTTTACAAGCTTCAAGCGGGTGGGCCCGCCCAGTATCAGCAAGCCTGCAAGCTGTCAAGAAAATTATTTTTATTTTTTTCTTGATTTAATTTTTTATCTGGGATATTCTGGGTTATTAACGAAAGGAAAAATATGGGACTAGATCAATACGCTGGGCTTCGAGATAGCAACGGCAAAGTACACATTGATTTTGAAAATGTGTACTCTGATAAATACGACCCAAATGAACATGGTTTTGTATGGCGTAAACATGCACGCCTGCAGGTGTTTATGAGTAAACATTTTAAAAAACAAAAAGACCATGAACATAATACACATGACGACTTACAACATTTAGGTTTTAATGCTGGTGAGGGTGGTGTTAAGATTACAGAAGAGTTAATCAAGGAACTAGAGGAACAAGTCAAAAATAATTATTGGGACTGCTTCGCTAGTGATGGTTTCTTTTGGGGTCAACAATTCCAAGAGGAAGCAGTTAAAGAATATAAAGCTCAAGATAAAAAATTTATCAAATGGGCTAAAGAACAATTAAAAGCTGGAAGATCTATCGGCTACGATTGTTCTTGGTAAAAGAATTCTAGCCCCTTCGGGGGCTAGAGTCTGATCCCTGATCCATTAGGTTATTACCGATAATGCGTGCCGGCGCCCTAATGGATCAGGGATCAGTTACAAGCTTCAAGCTTC